ACCCGTACCTGCGAAGTTATCACCAGTAGTACCGTTTGTAGGAGCCCCTGCATCAACCATAACCACAACGTCATCTTCCATACGGATATTAGCTTTGGTATATGGTCTAACGCTAGAAGGACCGCCAGCATCAAGTACAGGGTCTTGCATCTTCAGGTCAATACCATACTCAAAACCAGAACCAGCTGTGGTTTGAGCCATTGCAACACCAAAAGCGCAACGAGCGGTAGTTACACCAGAATCGCCATCCATAAATGCCATAACAGCAGCATCGCCTGACAGGGTATTAGTGTTAATAGTACCCATTACACCAGCCATCAAGCCAAAGTTAGCATATGTACCAATAACTGCAAACTCACCTACTGCACCAGCCATGTGGTTAAAAGTAGTAGAAGGAGCTACAGCGAAAGGAGCGCCACACTGGACACGTCCAAATACAGAAAAAGCCTCGCCAGGAGTTGCATAATCACTTGAACCAAAACCTGTGGTTGGCATTACACGAGAATAGAAGCCAGAAGCTGCTGTTCCCTCATCGACCGAAATTACGGTTCCTGAATTAATAGTGGTAGGAGTTAAGGGTTGTTGTGCGCTTGCGTCTCCGCCTTGATAACCAGCCCGCACTGGGCCTGAAAAAGTAGTTCTTGCCATTTTAAATTGTCCTTCATACAAAGTTCAGCTTATCAATCGTGTATGCGTCTGCTGGGGCAGTTTGATAAGCGATTTACCCAGATGTTTAAATCTTACTACAAACAAATAAAAAAGGGGAGTTTTTAGCCCCCCTTTTCTTTACTACATTACGCTCCTGGCGAACCAAACATTCCTAGTGGATCCGAGAATCCGAAGGAATAACGCTCACGAGATTTGTAGCGTACGTTGCCAGTGTCAAAATCTCCGTCCATGGAGTTTTGCAATGGGGTACGAACAAAGTGTTTCATGCCGTTTGGAACATCAGTGCACAAGAACCAAGCATTGGTGTCGGTCAGGTAGTTATTAACTGTATAACCCTCTGGAATCGAACCGTTGTTCTTTAATGCATTGATGTCGTTATCCGCTGTACCAACACGAAGTTCGGTTTCTAGCAAACGAGTTGCCACGAACTGTAGTGCGGGTGGAACGACTAACTTACGTGGCTTAGCAGCGATCAATAGACCCCGCTCATCCGTCCATGCAGCGATCTGAATAACGGCGGCTTCCAAAGAAGTCTCGTTAAGGTCAGCTGGAACAGCAGGTTCGTTAGAGTTTGTACCACCAGACACAAGTGGGTGTGCAGTACTAAATAAAGGCTGACCATCACCACCATTAGCAGCGGTAAAGCCAGTATTTAATATAGAAGCAGCACGAACTTGCTTGGTATACGCCATAGAACGAGCTAACGCCTTGGTATAACGACCAGATAGGCTGTCATACAAGTTGTCCTCAATAGCCTCTTCCGTTAGGGAGAAACCTTGAGCAATCGTTACGTGGGTATAGCGAGCTGTAAAAGCCTCTTGTGCGTTGTCATAAGCAATTGCACTGCCTTCGTTTTTCACTGGGGCGGCACTAAAGCCAGACAACTTAGTTTCTTCTTCAAACGAACGTTCAGAGGTCTCTGTTTCATAGATCTCTTTATGTTGTTCACCATACGTTGCATACTCCAAACCAAACAATGCGTTTAAGCCTGGGAGCAACTCTTTCAGTAGTTGTGCGCGTGAAATAGCCATTTTTTAGCTCCTATTAGGCTGCATAATCCAAGCCAGTAGCTCGGAGAATTTGCGGATTGTTCAACTTCACTACTACTTCAGTGAAGGCGTCTGTACCAGTAGCAGTTTCTGGAACTACGGAAACAGCACGAACTGGCAGAGTTGCTGCATTACCTTCGTTATTGGTAGAAACAAGAACGCCAGTACCAGAATTACCAGTAATAGTATTACCAGTACCTTGGTCGATTGCCATGTTTACACCAACAACGCTGCGGTTAACGGTTGTTACAACGCTATTAGCGAACACAACAGTTACTTTAAAAGCAGCCATAGGATCGTCAACAATGTAAGCCACAGCCGAAGTAGCAGCAGCATTACCTGGGTAATATTGAGCTTGAACGGTTTGACCTTGACTATTTACATACTGAACACCAACAAACACACCATAAGTGTAGTTAGCTGCGGAAGTTGTAGAGTCGTTTGTAACGCCTGATTTTTCAATAGTTCCACCATCGACTAGAGCTACAATATCCCCGTTAAAAATTGGAGTGTTATAAGTACTCGCAATTGGCAATTGACGGGTTGCACCAGCGTAGGGTTTGCCGTCTACGCTGTTGATTGGAACTAGTCCAGATGGAGCTGTTACGCTTGGATAAGCCATAATAAATCTCCTAAATTAAAAATTAACCACCTTTTCCAAAAGAACCCACCGTAACCTTCCCTTCATTAAAGAGAGGCATACGAGGATCATTCTGGCGCATAAGAGTGTTCTCTACAGCCTTCATTTGAGCATCTGCTTGGTCAGAGTAATGTTTATTACGCTGGTCAACAAACTCAACTGGAGTTTTGCAAAGTAACAATCCGCCAATCTCAATATTGTCTTTAAAACGACTATTGGGATCAGCTAGCAGTTGTAATTTGGGTTGTTCTTCAAGCCTTACAGGCTCCCATCCTTCTCTCAGCTTAGCCGAAAGGTTACGTGGGTCCGCGTTGTTAAGCGTTGAAATACGAATCCAGCGGTATGCATAGCCAGCCTGTTTATCAGGTTCTGGTAATAGCTCTGGTTGTTGCCACTGCTTAGGGCGTTCAACCAATTCCCGGGTATCTAATTCGCGAGCAAGTTTGTTTGTAGTCATTTTTAAGCCTCCAGTTTTTGCATTTCACGAGCATACTGCTCAGGGGTCAAACCAAGTTTTTTAGCTAACGCCACCTGGCTTGCTTTTAGCACAATTCTTTTTGACGCCGTGCTGCGCGTTGCTGGTGCAACTACTGGTGCCGACTTGGCTTCAGTGCGCTGACTGGGCTTGTCGCCCCCAGCCTGCGTTTCTACTTCTATTTCTTCCGAAAAATTTTCGGGAAATCTTTTGCGCATAGTGTCATCTATACGTTTGAAATACTCTTCGGAACCAATATACCCTTTTCCGAACTGTTTCTCAAGTTTTGCATGCGTACCCAAAGCCAAGGCAGTCATTTCTTCATCGGGCCCGTACCAAGTATTTCTTTCAAGCCACTTGGAAGTTAGCGGGTCGATCTTCGGACTTTCTTGAGTCTGAGTCGTCTGTTGGTACGTTTGTACATCATCTTCTTGAATTTGTAAAGAGGGCTTAAAGTTTTTAGCCCTATCTTGTTTTAAACTAGCTTCTGTTAATTTTTGCTGAGCCTCAACAATTCGGTCTGGATCTCCCGAGTCATAAGCATCCCGATAAGCTCGTTTTGCCATTTCTACTTCGGTTTCTGCTGCACTTTGCATGGTTGAAACATACTGTTTTTCACCTTCAGAGAGTGTAGATTTGAGTTTTTTATTCTCTTGCGCAACCTGCTGGGCAAAGCGAATAGCTTCTTCCCGCTCCCTTTCAGCCGCTTCTTTTACACGACGCTCGTCGTGCCAAGCCTTTTTCATCTGCTCAAGACGCATTTTTACCTTATTGGAGTACTCCATAAGGTTATCGTTCTCAAGTTCTTCTTTTACCTCAGCAGGTAAGGGCTTAGCATTTTTATCTTCGGCAGGAGTATCGTCTTCAACAACATACTCAACATCATCAGCCGCAGCGTCTTTTGCCTCATTTTCTAAGGGTTTACCCTGATTTTCAATTTCATCAGGGAACTTAAATTCTTCTTTTTCCATCTGAGCCATAACTTTCTCCTTAAATAAACTTACGTTTAATTCCACGTGGGTCTTGAACTACAGCCTCCACAGAATCGTCGTTGATAATTCGGAACTCACGATCATGGATAACTAGCCGTGTACCTGCATTAGGACGCACTAGAACAAAATCGCCCTTTTTACACCAAGGACCATTAGGGAACCTAATCTTATCTTGGTAGCAATCTGGACCCATGTCGACTACAAACAACACGGTGGTTAAAAGCTCATCGTGCCGCATGGTTTCGTCTGATTTAAGAATTCCACTATCAAAAGCTTCTTCTGCTTCAGGAATAGCGCAAAGTATTCTATAACCCTGGGGCATAGGAAGTTGTTTGGCTCTTTCTTCTGCTTCTTTATGCAAAATTGCACTTAAATCTACTGCTTTTTCTAAATCAATGACGTTAGTCATCAGCGTTCTCCAGGTTTTTTGCAAGGTCTAGTAAATATGACTCAGCAGTGAGAAGGCCTC